ACGAGTATGATATCCCCTATTCTAGATTTTACAACCAAGCACCCGTATTTTCAAGACAGTTCAACGAAACCCATTCTCCCGGTTCACAATACACAAGAATACCAAGGTGGTCAACGCATAATGAACTCGGGAAAATCCGGCACAAAACGTTCAGTAAGCGAAACGAAAAAGAAATTTGTAGCTTCAAGACAGAACTGGTCGTGTGATGATTGCAAAAGTCAATTGAGTGCTTGGTTTGAAGTGGATCATATTGTCAGATTGGAACATGGTGGAGGCAATCATGTAGATAATTTAGTTGCTTTGTGTAGAGAATGTCACGGAAAGAAAACCGCCATGGAGAATCTCTAAGATATGGTATCTAGAGAAACCGAAGTTGAATAAAATATCCATTTATAATATACCATAACTACATTATAAATGAATACCACACAAGAACCAGATTATATAGAAAAAGGATTCCAGAAATTCGGTAAATTGAATAAGAATCTATCAAATACAATTGACAATACCAATAAATTAATAACTGAACGAGTCGCAAATGCTGCCAGTCAATCAACTCTTCGTAACTCGATAGGACCACAGGGGTTTGTCGTGATAATTATAGGAATTTTTATCGCGTTTATGATGTTTACTTCTAATTATGCGATGTCTATGACAACTGACACAACTTGGTTGTCGATACCTATTCTGTTATTAGTCGGCTATGGATTATACGCCGGCGTAACATCCGGTTCCACTGCAAATAACTGGATTTCATCAGCATTAAAAATCACCACCATGGTAACATTTAGTATGGTGATCGCATCTCACTATGTTCAAGTATCACAGGAGACAAGCAGTGCGGCAAGCTACATGTATTCTATCGTGTCGGTGTTGTTCTTGTTTGTGTCTATGGCGATTTTATTCTACTTTGCGGGCGAATATATAAAACGACTTGAAGGATTGCCTGGATTGGTCATTCAGTTTTTATTTTATATTCCTTGTTTACTGTTACAATTTATCAGTTATATCAAGAAAGAATACAATGATACAACCAGCACAGTTATCTATTTGTTCGTGGCGGAATTACTATTAGTTTTACTCTACGTCTACTTACCGAAGATTACAAAGCACCTATTTATGAAGAAAGGAATCAAATTGCTACCTGGAAACGCATTTTTAGATACTCCTCAAGTGATAGCAAACAGCGAAAAATTAAAGATGGAATCAACAGACACATTGGATACACTCCCCGTCTATCGGCGTAATTACGCTACATCGTTTTGGTTATATTTGAACGACCAAGGTTCTAACTACAAGGCGTATTCAAAAGAAGCGAATATCTTTAATTACGCAGGAGGAGCTCCACATGTAGTGTATGAAAATAACATAGACGAAGACAACGGAAGAAGCAACTTGGTCATTTATTATACAAATCGCGACAGCAAGAGCAAAGATAAAATAAAAATAAAAATAAAGAAACAGAAATGGAACCATTTTGTATTTAATTATTCCTACAACTACTTGGATGTGTTTGTTAACGGGAAACTAGAAAAATCAGTTTCACTACAAAAAATTGAGCCAAAATACACGCCTTATGATAATATAACTATCGGAGACAACAATGGTTTAGACGGTGCGATTTGTAATATTACTTATTACAAAGTGCCGTTGTCTAAAAGAAACATCACAAACGAATACAATTTACTTGCTCATAAAAACCCCCCTATTGAAACAGAATTTATCCCCAAAATATGATAGATGGACACCGGTAAAGAAAGAGTTTTCTACACGACGATTAATTTATATTTTTTTATAGCCATAAAATATATAAATATGAATACAACAGTCATTGTTTTAGGAGTTATTATTATTTTATTGATTTATGTTTTATACTATTTCATGTCTAATAGTTCCTCTAGTCTTACTTCTAGTGCAAATTTAAAGCAACCCCAAGCTCCGATTACAAATATTGAAAAAGCAAACAATTCTCGTTATGGTTACACGTTGTGGCTATATGTGAATACATGGGATAACAACGTGGAGAAGACAATATTTAGTAGAGAGAATAACATGAAGGTCTATTTGGATAAGACAGCTCCTTTGTTGAAACTGGATATGTTAATGTCTGATGACACAACGGAAACTATGCTAATTACTGATAATTTCCCTCTTCAGAAATGGGTGTGTCTAGGTATAAGCGTGGACAATCAATTTGTAGATGCGTATATTGATGGGAAATTAGTGCGTTCCCAAAGATTGTTTAAGACGGGAACAAACTCTATGCCAAAAGTCCCACCCTCATCTGATACTCCCCTAATTATTGGAAACATGGAGGGAAAGTTTGACGCCTATCTTGCTGCGTTTAATCGTTGGATTTCTCCATTGGACCCCAAGACTGTGTGGGAAAATTATTTAGATGGAAATGGGTCAAACCGACTATTAAACGTGTTAACTGCATATAGTGTGGACATTGCCATTTTAAAGAACGAACAGGAACAGTCACGATTCTCTATTATTTAGACATGTGAAAGTTAAAAACAGGATAAATACAGAATTGTATGGTTATAATTTTTATCATTATATTATAACAATATATATGAACACTCAGTCTGTAAATACACCAACTTTAGGTAATCAACTTACAAACAATTTATCGGGCGTTATGGAAAAAATACCGACGCAACAGAGTTTCCAAGAAAGCATAAGCAATATTGGTAACACTCTACAAAACACCTCTGCGCAATTAGGTGAGTCATTCAATGAGTTTTCTAAGCAATCCGCAACTGTTCCCGAAGCAACGACTGGATTTCTACAATCTAACACCATCATCGCAAAATTCGCATTTATCATACTGGTTCTCATTGGAATGCTTATTCTTCTCAATATAGGCGTTCTTATTGTTAGCAAACTATTTGGACCGTCAGACAATCCTTACTTAATAAATGGAATGATAGATGGAAATAATTCGATGGTAATTAAACAAGACCCAAAACAAGGCGAGTCTACCACTATTTTACGCTCAAATAATGAGGATAGCGGCGCTGAATTCACATGGTCTTCTTGGTTATATATCAATGATTTAGGAAACCAAGACCAACAATATCAGCACATTTTCAGTAAAGGAGACGGACAGTTTGACTCAATCACCAATCTGGCTTCTATTAATAATGCTCCTGGGGTGTATTTAGAGCCAAAGACAAATAATTTACATGTTATTATGAGTACAGTGAAATATGGCGATTCTAATACTTCGGTTGTAATCGATAATATGCCTATCAAAAAGTGGATTCATTTAGCGGTTCGCTTACAAAATAAGGTGGTAGACGTATACGTGAATGGCGTTTTATCAAAGCGAATTGTGTTAAACAATGTTCCTAAGCAAAACTACAGTGATGTGTATATCGCTCAGAATGGTGGATTCAATGGTAAGTTGTCTAATCTCCGTTATTATAATTCGGCATTGAACGTGTTTGAGCTGAATCGTATCGTGCGTAAAGGACCAAATCTTACTGTAAAAGATGCGAATTTAAATACCGATTATTTCACGTATTTATCAAACTATTGGTATTATTCAAAGTAATCATCGTTATATTATATAGTCATAATCTATTATATAATATGTCTTCAGACGTAAGTGGAGTATGTCTACAAAGAAAAAAGCAAATGTTATTCACAATACCTCCCATTCGTCTTGAAACATCCTCGCCTTATCAAAATTATACAAAATTTCAACTAGATATGCGACGTAAAGCAGAAGTATTGCAATATACGGGCAACAGCCAAGCATCCAAGGGAAACAATTTGACGAAGAAACAACAAATGGCGCAAATATTATCAGGTAAATATCAAAATTCAACATATCCTGGAACAATCGTTCAAAACGTAACAGAAGTTCATAACTCTCTATACGACATTAGTGAAAATTCCTATTCTTACAAAACCATTTATTCTAATATAGATACGAATTGTAATAATAGTGAAACTATCTATACGTCAACGCGTTCATCGGGTGTTCCTGGTCCACCGATGCTTTTGTACAAGGACGATTCGGTGCCATTATATAATTACAAGACAAATACCGAGGCTTCCGCTATAGTAACCGACGAAGATACGGATGAATGGAGATATCATATCACCGAAAATATCTCGGTTCTTCATAATACGAGCGTGAACATATTTTCAATGGCGGTTCAATATGGTATTAAAAGCCCCCAAAACACATACAACTTTAGCATTCCTTACGGGATGTTTGTGCGCGGGACTTCAAAAGTAAATATACACCCCGGATATTCGTTGACTGTGAGTCTCTCTACAACCACTCCATTTAATATATCCGTCCTGTATAATGATAGTAACGTAACGGACCCGAATACAGGTTCCGCATTAGAACTCAATACTATTTATACAGATTCTTCATTTAATATTGATATAAGTGGAAGTAATGTGAATCCAAACAATATTGATATAAGTGGAGGCAATATTCAGAAAAATGTAAGAAAAACATTTGAAGCCTATTCATATGGAGGTACGATCAAGGTATCAAATATGAATCTGTATACAGAGCGCGGATTTGTCTATGACATTACGTCAGTGCCCAAAGTATCGCTGACTGCTCCATTAGGGTTTACAGATTATTTTGATAATATTGAATACGGAATTGTATTTAATACCAAACCGTTTCCACTTTATACAAATAAAAATTGTACGATAGTAGATAAACCATATCCACCATATAGACCATTCGAGTTAAATGGAAATTCTATCGTATAACGCGATACAACTCTATAATATGATAAGAATGCCATATCATACTATACTTATCTTGTTAACAAATAATCCTGTATAGATTCAGGATTTTTTTTCATAAATTCAATGTCAAATTCATACTCTTCTAGACGACAACGCATAAAGTTCGCGGTGAATTTATAAAACTCCAATACCACTATACAATGGTCAACAAAACTATTTGAGAATTGTTCGCGGTTCACGCAGTCCCGAAAAGGATACAACAAACGTTTAATATCTCTGATGGAACTGACGGGTTCAAAAAAGTGCCGTGCGTCTTCATCGTCCTTTGTATACCTATCGTATAAATCAAACAAGTGAGGCAAATAGTCGGTAATTCTGTCAAACTTTTCCAACATATCTTCCCTATAGTCTTCATACAGATACAAGTGGGTTTCCTTGACGTAGTGAAGCAACCATTTGATTTCATGTATCATTTTATCAGTTACTTTTAATGGGCGGTCATTCACGTATACATATTCAAATTCTTTATATCTTTGGTAAGTCGGGCTACATTCTATTTGTGTTTGAACCATTTGACCCATCATAATATTAATCTCATCCATCATCTGGTCTTGAAATTCACTATAATCAATATTATGCAGTAAATCCATTATGGTATTGATTGAAAAATTGTATTTATATGGTTCTCATTCTTGATATAAAATTGAATATCGGTAGACTTAACTGATGAAGGTAACAAAAACACAACCCAGTGATGTTTAAAATTACAGTAAATCAGTTGGAGATTCCTTATACGGATTATACCTTTACAGGTGAGGTAGTAAAAAGAGATGATAGTCTCATTGATATTCCGAAATATCATGCGTTTGTAGAAGAACTAGAAGTAAGCGTTGTGCCAAAAAAAGGAAGATTATACAAAAATGGAGCGCATGTATATACTGGTAAATTCACAAAGGATGGACTCTACACGGGACAAGCAGTATTATATTATAGTAATGGAAACATACGATATGAAGGTGAATTTAGACACCATAATTACAGTGGATTCGGTAAAGAATATGATAAAAAGGGCAATCTACTATACGAAGGTGAATGGGTGAATGGTCTTCAATATGGAAAAGGAAAACAATATGAGAATGATATGATGATTTATGATGGTTACTGGTTTGAGGGTGCAAAGACGGGAAACGGAATTGATTATTCGTCTAGTTTATGTATTTACGAAGGATTGTGGAAAGACAACATGTGGCATGGACGCGGAACTCACTACTGCGAAGACGGTTCAATCATACACACTACCTGGAGTTGTGGAAAGAAACAGGGTTTTGGAAATATTGAGTTGCCCGATGGGACATTTCATGTAAACTGTGAATGGCACAATGACCAACTAATTCAAGAAGGGGAACATATGTTTCCTTCTAGGCGTCTAAAACAAACCAGAAATGGATACAGAGTGGTAAAGTAAAAACAATAGAAACGATAAAAAATGAAACATAAGATGATATGTAGAAATCTTATGTTTTTCATTGCATGGTTAATTGACTTGTGTAGCCTCGCTCTTCAGGGGATGTTTGTTCTGTGTCATAGTAGGGTTCAAACAAGTCTCAAAATTAGGATATAGCTGGTTGGACAGACACTTATCTTGTTCGCCCACCTGTACGCATCCGCGCTTTCCTTCAAATTCGCCGACTAAGCACCATTGTGCTTTGCGAGATGTAATCGCATTTTGAATAGGGTTAGTAGTATTATCCATACCAGGATCGTTAATTTGAACAGAAGACCGGTTGACTGTTTCACCTAAATTAATGCGGTCAGGTAAGTTCCCGGAACTGGCATCCTTCAATAAATCTCCAACGGTATCAATGGTTCCGCCAGCAATCTCTACGCCAGCGGTTCCAGTGACGGTAAACAGGTCGCTAACTTGGTTCAATATAGAACCAGCGGTATACGCAAGAAGCGAAGCCAACTGTTTAATAAAAGGACCAAATATGTCAACGACGGTTTGTAACAAGTTTCCAAAGATATTCAGAATGTTTACGCCTAAAAGTGAAAACACAATCAATACAATCAAAATGATAGTTAACATTTGATTGTTGTATGCTCCATCTAGTAGGTTCAGTTTAGGGGCAGCGTTAGTTACGGCGTCCATTTATATATTATACGAACCTTTTTATTTTTCGTTTGCTTTCGGGTTTATTTTTATTTTTGTATATTAAATGACTTTGATGAACGTTATGGATTCCGTATTTTATTTAGGGTTAGTTATTACTTTTCTGCTTATTTTGTTGGTAGTGTATCACTTTAAAAATAGAGTTAGCACGATGGAACAGCGTTGCGATACTATGTTTGAGATTATGAATAACATCGTCCAGGAATTGAATTTGTTGCGAAGACATCAACAAGTAAGTATAGGCGGAGGTGGTCCTCCGACAAACACGCCAACCAATGTTGAGCAAGTCTACCATGAAACCGACACCCGTGAACAAGAACTGACTTATCCTGAGAACGAGTACGCCTCCAGTGATGAGTCAAGTTACTCTTCCGATGGGGATTTAGAGGAAGAAAGTGATGACGAAGAAGAGGAAAGAGTAGTTGAGTTGGTAAACGAAGATAATGCTGAGCAACTAGACGATACAGAAAGTCTGAAACATGTGCAGATGAATTCAGAAACTTTAGAGGGAGAGTCGGCACAAGCGTCTTTATTGGAAATGGACGATAGTTCTATCAAGATTGAAAAAATAGAAACTACTTTAGAAAATATAGAAACCGACGAAAATGCGGTGTCGTCATTAATGGATACATACAAAAATATGACGAATTCGGCTTTAAAGGCTCTAGTTATTGAGAAAGGGTTGAATACG